GAAGAAGAACAGCAGCGTGGCCACGCAGATGCCGAAGGAGCCCTGCATGAACAGCAGGCCGAGCGGGCGCTTCTGGTCCGGCGTGATCGCCATCATCGGGCGACCGAGCGCGATGTCGTTGTAGGAGAACATGTAGGAGGCCCAGCCGATCCAGATCAGCAGGCCGGCCACGAACCCGGTCAGGGTGCCGCGCACCTCGTCCTCGCCGCGGCGCAGGCCGTAGAACAGGATCGCCAGCCCCACCGCGCCCAGGAACAGGTTGAACGCCCCGTCGAGCGCGGGCGGCATGAGCTGCCGGGCTCCGACCCGGATCGAATGCATCGCCGGATTGGCGAGCAGAACCGCGACGAATGCGAGCAGGCCGACGAACGGCGCCCGATATAACCTTTGCCCGAGGCCGGATTGCGCCACAGCAGGCCTCCCAATATCATTATATCGTAATTATGTCCCATTTATATGACGAATTGAAAATGGCGCAAGCAAGAAATCGCCGCGGCGCTTGGCGAGGGCGATGCGAGCGGCGCGAAGCCGTCTGGTCAACGGGTCGGCAAGCGCCCCGGACGGACGCCGAGCGCCCGGCTCTGGCGAGATGACGACGAAACTGGTGGGAAGTTGGACGGTAGCGGGAATCGAATATCAGGGCTAGAATGACTGTTTTACGCACACATCGTAAATGATAAAATCTGGGTGGCCCCCAATATGGCCCCCAACACATCTTGCTTGCGAGGCGCTATTCGTGCGCCGACCGATTTCACGGCAGCCAAATCAGCGGCGCCGGGGCAGGCGACGGGTGCAGCGACGGCAGACTCGGCGCACCAAAACCAAGTTTGCGAAAGTACTTCACGACATAGCCGTAGACACCGGCTTCAATCGTCCCGGGAACGGGATGCGCGGTCTTATTCTTTGCGCTCGGCATTGGCCCGTCGCTTTGGGCGCTTCAGCCCTCATATAAGTCAGTCTGGAGCTTCACGATCGCCACCCGCTTCGACATAGCCGATTGCCTGCCTCATAGCTTCCACTGCAGCCTGCCCGTGCAGCTCCATTCGCGCGATTCGCCTGGCAGTCTCGATGAACAGATGCGCGTCACTGCCGAAATTCCGACGAGCATTCATGCGCATCAGCAAAGCCACGGAGACATCCATGATGTCACCTCGCGGCTGGCGGAGCTCCTGCACCCAACCCTTGATCGTCGCAGTGGTATGATGGAACTTAAATTCGCGCTCGTGATATGAGCCGGCGGAGAGTGAGGGCAGAAGGTACATCCCCGATGCAGCCACCTCTTCACCAACCTGGCTAGAGTAGTTCACAACATTGCCATGAGCGATCTGATTTCGCACTTCCGCCAGCTTATCGAGCCTCTTGAGTGCGGCCTCCACCAACGAGATCTCAGCCTCTTTCAGCAGGTGGCGGTAGGTTTGCATCGCATTGCGCAGCATCTCGTATCTCGGCCGGCGCGAAGCCGCGATGAAGGTCTTTACGGCGGCTGGCTCCAGATCATCGCAGAGCGTGCGAAACAGCCGAAGTATCATGTCCTCCGAGCTCTCCCACCAAGACAACGCCTCCCCGACATCTCGGTAGAGATCGGCAATCGAGGCATCCCCGCGTTCCGGTAGCTCAGTGGGATTTTTTCTCGGCATTGGCTTTCCCTATGACCGCCGCTTTTACGGCGCTCGGCCTGCTCTCGGCCCCGGCATTGGCGCAGGCATATCCAACCAAAAGCGTTAGGGGTACTGTTGCGAGAACCGCGAACAATATTCCCTTGGTGGTCCGGTACATCGGCTCGCCGCTCCGGACTCGATCCCACTCGATCTTGAGCAAGCGCTGCGAAATCTCGATTACCCGGCCCTGCAACGCCAACCATTCGCTTTGATCATAGTCGGCTGGGTCGCGGTCCATCCGATGCAAAAGACTTTCGGTGTCACGGATGCAGCCGATCAGCGCCTGATGCGTTTCCTCGCCAGTGTTGAGGCGGAGTTCGACGCGAGCCAACGCGGCCGCTAGCCGTGACCATTGCGCGAACATCACGTCGGACAGCTTGCCCTCGGGCTTCACCACGATGACAGTTATCGCGGATGCTGCCGAAATCGCTTCAGCAATGTCATCGCGGAGCTTGTCGATCCACGCTTGCCGAAACTCAGAGACCTTCTGGTCCTTAGCCACGATGACAACCAGTAAGGCAATACAGGCGCTTACGAAGGCTGCGCCCAGAGTTGCCGCCGCTTGAGTGAGATCTCCAAAGATCATGCTTCAGCCCCCTGCAGAACAGGTCGCACAAGGGGACGCCGATCTCAATACTCGATCAGAGCAGCCGTAGCCTCGATGACAGAGACGGGGGCGCAAGCTACCGCGCCAAAGAGGTGGCCCCGGCGCGGCGCGTGCGATGCTCTCGCGAGCAACCCTTGGCCTGTACGTCCGAAACGCCCCGGGGTCCGACGCCCATCTACACAATTGGCGAAGCGAGTGGAACATCCTGTGGGTGACGGATGCCAGCCGCGCCATCTGGTGGGTCAAGACGGGCATTTCTTTGATCGCAGGCTAGACCCGAAGTGCCACGTGCCAGACTGATCCGGAGATCAGACACCTTGGGCTCTACGTCCGAAACGCTTCGAGTCCGGCTGGATGGTAAAGTAGGTTAGCTGGGCGGCCCAGAGGTTCCGCTGCCCGTCGTCACGCCCGAGTGTGTATGGGATTTCAGACTCTTACCGCCGCCCACCACATCAGTCGTCGCAGTGAGCGTGCCGTTGATGGTCACATTGCCATTCATGGTGATGCTCTTTCCGCTCGGCACCGTGATGGTGACGCCGGTGCCATCGTCCACACTGATCAGCGTTGTCGGCGTGGGGCCAAGGAAGCCGCCAAGATAGAAGCCGTCAGCCCAATCGAAGCGGCGGCGCGAGCCTGGGGGGGAGGGTTTTTTGGTCTTGCGGACTGAGCTGGTATCGGAATGACAGAATATGGCGATGCCAATGTCTCCAACCTTGGGGGTCGCAATAAGCGCTGCGGACCCCGCGCGGAGGGTAAGGTAGGGCATCGCATTGATTATGCCGTGATCGCTGGCCTGACCGGCGCCATCGACCCTGCTCACCATAGGTTGCACATCAACAATGCCCTTCGAGGCGTCGACCTTCTTCACCAGAACGAGGGTTGCAGTCGCCACCTGATTGAGCATTTGCTCGACCAGGAACTCAGTCCCGCTATAGTCATCCAGCCCATCGGTACGTCGCCCGAAGCCGTTGTAGTTTTCCTGTTCGCTCATGCTTTGCGGCTTATGAAGCTGGCCTCAAGTTCGCTGAACCAGGCTCCGCCCGGCACGTTGCTCTCGAGACTGTGACTGACCCCGATAATGCTCCACTCGCCATTTGCCGGCGTGAACTGGCTTTTGACCCTGATCTTGGAGCCGTACGAGATTGTTGGATTGTAGAGTGTCGTGATCTTGACGCCGGCTTGGGGGAACGCCGGATATCCGAGCATTCCCGTCTCGGCGTTGATCTCTATTGCCGCTCCGCCACGCGTCCCGCCCTTAGGCCAGATGGCCAGTACCTTGTTCGTGAAATCCAGATCGGCATTGCAATCCAGGGCTTTGCAGATCTTGCGAACCTGCTCGCCAGCGTCCCCGGGCCAGTATGGATCGCTGATCCTGCCGGTAACACCATTGTTGTCGATCGCGAGGCCCATTTGCGTCGCGATGCCTGCAAGCGCCGTCTCGACGTCCACGGAGCCCGTATAGCTCGTCGGCGGGATCGGGTTGATGCGCTCGACCAAGCCGCCGTAGGCGAGAACCTGGAACACGACATCGGGTGCGTTTCTGCCGTCCGCCCACGCCTCCGAGATCGTGCCCTCGAAGCATACGGCCAGGCCATTGTCTTCGCTCCCTGCCTTGACCACGACCGAATTGAACCGTTGCTCGCCATCGATCAGCTTGTTGAGCACGGTCAGCTTGTTCATCACGTCCAGGGGCATTCCCCACGCACGAATCTCGGCCTCGGCCATCCCGTACATGCCGGCGCGCCTGACATTAACTGAGCATCGCAGACCCTCAAGCTCAACGGTGTCAGCCCCGCCTTTGCCGAAGTTCCCTTGGCCGAGCTTAAATTGCAGGGTCAGCAGATTGCGTTGGAGAGCCATCAGCCGGCCCAGAGCAGCTTGAAGCGATCGCCCAGCTCGGAAAAGACCGGGTCGGCATTGCCGATCATATCGACGAAAGCGAGATCGCCGGGGAGCAGCGAGGAGACGCCGCTCAACAGTGGCACGCCGTCGCGGCACATCACGCCCTGCGCTATGGCGGCACCGGCGACCGAGATGTCCGCGAACAGGCCGGTGCGCTTCTGGGAGAAGACCATCTGCACCGCCTGGCTCGCGAGGTTCACGGTCAGGCTTTGCGAGGGCAGGCCGGCCACGAGCGGCACAACCTGCATGGCGGCACCGGCGACCTGGTTGAAGAAGCTCGGCGCGCCGCCGGCAACCGCGACATCGGGCGACGCGACCTTGGCCTGGGCCCTGGCCTGGACATCGGGCGGCGCGGCTTGCGGCTGTACCGCGCCGTCCGACTTCGTGTCGGCGCTCGCTGGCTCCTTCGAATTCGAGAACGTCGTTGTGACGTTGGTCCTGACCTCGGCCAGCATCAGTTCGACCGAGATCAGGCCCGCGCCCTGTTCGCGGCTCCGGTCGATGCTGACCCGTGCGATGTTGGCGCTCGGATAAGTACGCTCCGGTGTGACGACACTGTACAGTTCGCGATCTACTCGCAGTTCCTCTACAGCCGAGAGGAACGCGCGGCGGTCATCTGACGAGCCGCCCTTGGTCATTACGATGCGCGTCTCGAAGGGAAGGCCGACCTTGTCGTAGCTCTCGAAGCCACCTTCCTCGATCGGGAAATCGGCTATGCGATATTCGGCAGAATACCCCATGGAAATAATGGTATCGGGGTCGAGCGCTTTCGATCCATCCTTGGTATAAACCCCCCATTCGGTGAGGCCCTGAACAGCGATCTCATCGCCGTCCTGGCTCAGCGCAGTTTCGGTCCCCGTGCCGGGATTGGTCACATCCCGCTGAACCGGCGGGACGCCAGCGGGTTGCGGGACGTTGGGAAAGGCGGGACTGGCCATGGGGAGGGGCTTTGCGCGGCTGTAAGGTCCATGATACGCAGTCGGCCATGCGAACCGCAATCTTGCTCGCAGCGCTGGTTGCACTGAGTGGGTGCGGTGCAGTTGGCTCTAGTGATTATACCGCACCATCTGGCGCGAAATTTAAGGTCGATCATTCCAGTTCGATCAACTCGGCCGATCTTCCGACTAATACCGATTTAAAAATGGTCGATGGCGACCTCGCAAGATACGCTGCTGAAAAGTGCGGTCTGAGCGGACCTGTGGCAACTCTTCCCGATCGATGTGATCTGTATGCCCAGCCGGGCAAAGATGGAAACCTTGTCGGCTACATCGCCCTAACCCAGGATAAGGATGGCGCGCAGCTTTCATCCGAAACGATACTGAGGAAAACAAAACGTGGGGATGACATCTGCCATATCGAGGGGCGGATATTTCAATCTGGCGAGAATTATAAACACCGCGTTTCTAATGTACGATCTGATTTCAGCGGCCAGATTATGTATGCATCCACAACAGGGCCAAGGGGCGGTGATGCTATCTCCGATGTAGGTGGGGAAGATGCAGATGTTCCCGATGATGCTGCATTAGGCGTTTGGTATGTAAAGACATCAGGAGATAAGCTCCGTATTAATCAGGAGCAATGGAACTACTGCGACGACGACATATACATTGATGATGTGTTTTATCGAGTGGTTAGACTCTCAAAATCTTCCTAAGGCGCAACCCCACGGTCGGCCCGTACAACGACACTCCGACGGATAGCGTTGTTCAAGTCTCGTGCGATACCATGGGCATCGGTGGCCTTCGTATTGACAGTGATCGAGCCGATGGTGACGCTGCGCGCATAGGCATTCGCTGCATTGGCTCGCTGCAGCCGGCTAAGCCCTTTTGACCTTTCATAGTACTGATCGAACATTTTTGCTGTCCGGCCAGCATCGCCCGAGTTCGCAGCCCTTAGGATTTTTGCCAACCCTTGTGCGGTAACATTATGTTGCAGCTCCCATTTGATGAACTCCGCGACTTGGGCGGGCGTCGCGTTCGAGACATCGGTATGGAACATTCTACGGAAATCTGCCTGCCGATCCGGGTGCCACTGGAGCACGCCGCGAGCTTTTCCGCCGTCGCCTACCGTTTTGGGATCAAACCTCGACTCGTGCTCCATGTTGCCAAGGATCGCGGCTATCATAGTATTGCTGAAACCCGCAGCGCGGAGGGCGTTGGCATAAGGGGCGGCCTTCGCGCTGCCGGAAAAAGAGCCCCCTCCCGCGCCACCCGCCCCGCTACCAGCAGGACGCGCGCCGGCCGCCGGCGCAGACCCGCCGCCGCCGAACCATCCATTAATCTTGTCGCCCAGCCAGTTCCCGATCTTCGGTCCCAGCGTGAACGGCCCGAACGCCATGCCCTTGGCGGTGTCGTTGACCTGGCCAACCTTGTCGATGACGTTGTACTTGTCGAGCCAGCGAATGAACTTGTCGAGCCCGTCGGCCAGTCGGGTGATGTCCGGGGCCAGCTTTTCCGTGACGGTGAGTTGGAGTTTGGCCAGCGATTCCTGAAGCTTCTGGGCGGCCGCCTCCTGCTTCTTCATCGCATCGGTGTTCTTGCGCAGCTCCTCGATCTGGCTCTTGGCCTTGTCGCCATCCATCAGGAAGTTTTTGACGCCATCGCCGAAGCCTAGCTGCCCGAGGCGATCCGCGAACTCCTGATTGCCGTAAGGGCGCTTGGCGGTCCCCAGCTTGAGCAGGAGATCGCTGGGGTCGAGGTTTCTCAGGTCATCGTTGCTGATTTTGAAGCTGGCCATGAGGGCCGAGCGCGGGCCGAGGGTCCCGTGCAGGAAGTCCATCTTGATGCCGTTCATGGTGCGCAACGCGGCATCAGCCGACTGCGAATCGCTGCCCACGCCCTGCATCGCCGCGCGCCAGGCGTAGATCTTGTCTGTCGTCGTTCCGATCACCTCACCGAGACGGCCGGCGTTGGCCGTGCTTGTCAGCATGTTGGTTGCAAAGCTCGCGATCGAGCTGGCGCCCATGAAGGTCAGCAACAGGCCGCTAACCTCGTTGCGGAGTGATTTGAAGGCTTGGCCCGCGTCCTTGCCGTGGCGCTCGATCTCACCGAAGTTTTTGCGGCTCTCCTCTTTCAGCCGCTTCGTGGCTTCAGTGATTTCCTTCGATCCGGACTTGAACCCTTCAGCCTTGATGCCGAACGAAACAAAAAACGCGTCGATAATGTGGGTGCCCATGGGGTGCGCTCCGAAGCCGTAAGTTTAGGTTAGCGCGTTGACGGAATCGTCGGACCCAGGCCAAACGGGGAGTAGGCCCTCAACGAGGTTGGGCTGCGGGATTAAGGAAGCGGGGGTTGAGGGTATGACTCTACATACCATTGGGCCGGAGAATATGGCTGAGGATGAGCAGAAGATAGGTAAGGCCTATCAAACCTGGCTCATACCGATGTTCATGTTCGGTCCGGTGCTTGCTGCCGTCTATCTCCCCCCGGACAAGGTCGTCTTCGTGTGCGTCGGGCTGGGACTGGCAATGCTACATGAGATCGGCGGGAGGCTTCACGATCTTTGCATCCGCCTACGCAGGACGAACATTCTTGTGAGAGATCAGGGCGTCTCTTGACCCATCCAGGGTGGAGAGGAGGTTCTAGGGGTGAAACGGGGGGATAGAGAATGAATGACACTCCGCCGATCTGGGCACAGTTTCTGCCGCTAATCCTGCTTGGCCTGCTGACATTGCCGCCCGCCATGATGATGCTCAAGAAGGCGGGTCTTTCCAGATGGTGGGCAGTCTTGATGATCTGGCCCGTTTTTGGATACATCGTTTTCGCCTGGATAATCGGTCTCAGGCGCTGGCCGTCGCTGGATCGCAAAAAGTACCAGGGCATCTTTGGCGATGGTGGGATTCGGTGAGGGGGTTCTAGGCCCAAGCCTAGGCATGGGTGGGGAGCGCACGTCTCGCAAATCTTCCGCAGCGCGGCCATTGCAGATGGCTTTGTCGCCTTGCAAGATGCGAGGAAATTCATCCCCAGACGGCTCACCTCAACACCTCCCCCGCCGCCAATACCCCGATTGATCATCGCGCAGACCTTATTCCAGCGACGCCACAGTTTCCGAAGCTGTGTCGGATCGGGGGAGCCGTCACCGCCCTCATAGTGGTCATTTCGTCGGGGCATTTGATTGATCGCGATAGCCTTTCAACGTGTGGTTCGCTCACTGCACGCCATGCGCCCGGCTGGGGACTAGGGAGCGGGCGTGCTCCATTGCCGTCAGAAGTTCTGCCGCGATGCCGCTGGCCAGCCGTTCCCGTCCTGCGGCGCTGTCACTGGCAGGCATACACCCAAGGATGCCGCCCAGGGTGTCAATCAGACCAGCCGCGGCCGCCGAGAGCTGCGTCAGAGTCAATTTGCCGTCGTCCCTGGGCGGTAACGTCGCGAGCACGCCGGCAACGAAGCACGCAGCAAGCTGTGCGTGGGTTTCAGGGTCAGCGGACGAAACGAACGTGGTAGTCATGTCAGGATACTCCAGAGGTTGCGGTTGACGGGCGGACCGAGCGTATGATCCCGGCGTGTGGCTCCTGTCGCACTGAGTGAGGCGTTTGAAAGACTTTCCATTCATCCAGACGCGAGCGATCGGCGGCCTTGCCATATGGCCGGGCGCATCACGCGCGTGACGCGTACGCGCGCGCTGTGCCGGAAACTCACCGCTCGGTTTCGCGGTTTGGCCGGCTGGCAGCCCAGCCGGATTCAACAGCTACTCTGCAGCCAGGATTTTCAACCAACGCCCCAGCTCGATGACATCACGAGACCGAGCGCCGTGTTTGAGCGCGTTGTGGTTACCTCGCGGCGCTCCGCTGCCTTTTCCGCCGTGCATGCGGCATCGCCGGTTTCCTCTTACTGCCGGCGCTTGGCACGGTGTTCCTGATCGGGTCCGGGCTAGGCAGCGCGGAGCCTGCGCCAGCCGCTCCGGTTCCGGCTGCATGAGGTTGTCCGTTGGCTTTTCCATTTTGCTGCCCCCCTGCATGATGGTGAAAATGGTCCGCGACAACGGCTTGCCCCCCTTCGTTAACGTGGACGTGCTTCACGATTTGCTCCCGCGGCTGATGGAGTCTCGCCAAGGCTTCCAAGGTTGATCGGCAACTGGATTGGGCTTTCAGCGCCAGACGAACATATCGATCGACCACTTCCGGGCTGCCGCTCAAGTTGTCTCCGGCTCGGCGGGCTAGGTCGGTGAATATCGCGTCCAACGTCATTGCTTGGGCTGAGAGGGCGTGGCTGACGAGGGTCATGTCACCATCGCCCGTCCGCCGAACCGCTTCAAGCATCGGCGCTACCATATCGTCGCCCGACGGCTTGGGACCGCCGAAGACACGTGAACCGAATGAATGCGTCACTTGCGCATTGCGAACAATGGGGGACAAGATGGCCTCAGCCACCATCCGCATAGATGGCTCAGCGTCTTGCACACCCTTTGTGACTGGATTGCGGGATTGCGGCGTTGGTTGAACTCGCGTCATTGAACTACATACTCCATCGTCATCCGCAGGCATTTCGGCTGGCAGCGATCTGAGTCGAGCAATATGCCTGCAGAGCGTGCGAGGCATCCGTGACCGGCCTCATTGCCCAGCCCCAACCGCGCCGCTGCTGATCAAATGTTGGAGAAACCCATCTGGGTCTTCCGCTGGTCTTCCCTGCCGATCTGGAGCCGCCTTAACCCAATCAGCTTTGAACCCCTGCCAGCCGCGCGCAATGCACTCGGAAAGTGCCTGCTCCATAGACCAGCCGGCCTTTCTGGCTTCGGCAGCTATCCTGTCGACCACGGTTTTGCTTACCGGTGCCTTCCTGGCGATCCGCAACTGGATGAAGTCCGCCCATACCTGGTCCGACACGTGGGCGGGCTGATCAATGTTCGAAGGATACCGCGAAGTGTTCCGCTTTTTGGGTTCCGGAGGGTTAAGGAGGGTTTGTGTCAAATCCCTTGACGGGTCACGTAAAGGAGCTTGACGGGTCATGTCATCCTGCTTGACCCGTAAAGGAGCTTTACCCGTCAAGGAGCTTGACGGGTCATGTAAAGCTGTTTGACGGGTGGGCCCCTCGGATTTCCCCTCAGTCACTCCCTTCGCCAATGGCGCGGAACGAAGTCTGGCGACATTAATCGCGTACTCGATCGTGTACCCATTTGAGCAACGCCGTTCCCCGATTTCGGTGATCAACCCATCAGCGGTCAAACCTTTAATCGTCGTGATGATCGTCTGACGGGAGGTACCAAGTTCCTCGGCCATGCGCATTTTGGAAGCCCATATGCCGGTGCCGTCATCGTTCGCCTTGTCAGCCAGGAGCGCCAGGACGGCCGTGTGAGCGAGATTTCCCACTTGGCGCCGGTAGACCTCCGAGATGAGGCGGTTGCTCATGCTACCGCACCGCCTGGTAAGCACCATAAAACGCACCGACGGCAGATCCTGTGGTGCCATTGCGCCGCTTCGCCAAGATGAACTCAATCTTGCCCTGCACTTTAGACATGGCGAGCTCCCATTTGTTGCGGTCTGGGGAAAGCAGCTCGGGCTCCGACTGACGCAGATAGTATTCGTTGCGTAACAGGAAGAGCACGGCATCGGCGTCCTGTTCGATCTGTCCAGAGTCGCGCAGGTCGGCAAGTTGAGGTCGTTTGTCCGGGCGCTTTTCGACCTCGCGAGAGAGCTGCGCGAGAGCCATGACCGCAACGTCATGGTCCTTCGCCATGGCCTTCAGAGACTGCGAGACCTCAGAAATATCCTCATACTTCGAACGGCCACGCTGGTTCGGACGCAGGAGCTGAAGATAATCGACGACGACGAGCTCCAGCTTATGGCCGCGGGCTTTCATGCGCCGCGCGTGACGGCGGATCAGCATGTTGAGCCGGCCGGTACTGAGCGAGCCGGCATCAACAACTTGGAAAGGTAACGTAGCGATCGCGTTGCGCGCGTCGAACAACTTGCGCCGCTGCCAATCGTTGAGCCTGCCTGCGCTAATTGCTGCGAACGGCACCCCCTCCTGACCATCATAGCACATGTCCGCGGCCAGCCGGGCGGCGAGCTCCCTGCTCGACATCTCGAGACTAACGAAGAGCACACCATGCCCCGCGCGCGATGCACCCAGAGCATAGGACAGCGCCAGCGCGGTTTTACCCATGCCGGGCCGGGCAGCACAGATGATGAGTTGCTTGGCGCGTACGGCCCCAAGAAGGTGATCGAGCTCGGGGATGGCATGCGATGCCAAGCCGTTGCTGGCATCTTCAAAATCCTGGATTAGCTCGTCCAGGCACTCGCCCCCTGTCGGCTGGTGAATTCCGTCACCGCCACCTTTGGAAAGCGCGGCGTCGGCAATATCGATAATACCTGTGATACTTTCGGCCATGTCTGTGCACGCGGCGGCAGCCGCAGCAAGGCCATCCCTCATTCGGCGGCGCTCCGCCAGATCGCCGACCAGCCGTATGCAATCGTTCGTAGCAAGGAGACCTGTACTGCAAGCGCCAGTTAGCCTGGCCAAGTAGGCGGGCCCGCCAAGGTCGTTTAGGGCTTCATCACCCTGGAAGTGCCCCTTCAATGTGATCGCATTGGCCGAGCGGCCCAGCGATGCCTCGTGGACGATCGCGCTGAAAATTCGACTATGCACTGGCTCGGCGAAGTCATCCGATGACAGTCTGTCGGCCGCACTGTCGATCGCCTCATTGGCAAACATCAGGGTTCCGAGCAGTTCGGCCTCGGCCTCAAGATTGACAAGTGGGTCAGACATCACCGACCTCCCGAACGAAGGTCGAGAAAAATTGCTTCCAGACGGCGGCACGATAGAGCTTCCACACCCAACTCGAGCGGAGCGCTGGTTGGGCGTTCTCCAACAAGAGCAGGCTCCGGTGCGCCGCAAAAGCAGCATCGGCTTCTGACGCTTCCCACAGCGCAGTGCCCAGCCCAGCCATTGCGGGTGCAAGTCCGGAATGATAAAGGAACTGCTGATCGGTCCGCGAAAACAGATCAGCGCCTTCGGCCTTACGGCCGGGGGCGTTTCGCTTTCTGAGCATGACTCATGCCGCCTCGCCGGAAATGAGCGCGCGCAGGCTCTCGGCTGGAATCAGAGTCCGTTTGCCGACCTTTGTCGCTTTCAGTCGCCCACTGTTGATCAGCGCATAGAGGTTCGTGCGACCGATTGACGAGACGCGAATCGCTTCATCGATCGAGTATGCGAGAGGAGCTAATCCTTCGGATTGGTGGGTCATTGCTGGTTCCTGTGTTTCAAACGCCAGCTCAATCAACTCCCGGATTACACCGTAGAAACACAAGCGAATTCGTGATGCTCATTCCGAACCTGCTCCAGCGGCGTGACCTGAACATTCCTTAACAGGCGAGCGCCGACGCCCCCGTCACGATTGCACAGCACGCCGACGGCCGCGCATTCGCCTCACCGGTATCGCCGCGCGCGAGATGGACGGGACGTGCCGAACAGGTCAACTCTGCCCTGTCGTGTCAGCCCAGCGATCGCGCGACGAGCTGGTGAAGCTGTTCGGCGTGCCGATCGGACGCGGCCGGGAAGGTCACGTGCTGGTGCGTGGTCCGACGATGCGCTGTCAGTCAGAAGGCTGGGCCGGCGGATCGAGGACGGCGGCGTGGTGCACGTTACCGCGCGGAGGTGATCTGAGCTGCGCGATGGTCCGCGGCGGATGGGCTTTGCGGTGGAATAGGTATTGGAGTCATCGTCGTTGCTGACCCGGCGTCCCAGCGTGGTAGTTCGACGTGGGGATCTGTGGCGCATGAAAAGGAGATGCAGTGGCTGGGCATACTCTGTTCAAGTAGTGGACGCGAACTAGACTCGGCTTGACGGCGAGGCAGCGGTGCGGCGAAAGCCTGTTGAGGGGATAGTTGTTACCCTGGGATCGTCCGGGACCGGCATGGGCACTTTTAATAGAATCATTTCCGGTCTGTTCGATCACTTGCGAAGCACGGCGTCCGCTACGAGGAGCACGCGAGAGCAACTGGTCGAAGCCGAAGGCCTGGCCCGCGAAGTAATGCGTCAGAAACGCGCGCTGATGCGGAAGCGAACCCGAGGGTTTGGCGGCGGACGCAAAGCTCGAAGGTCGAGAGATCGTCATATCCGTGCCAAGGCACGCGACTTCCTGAAGGCCTATCGCGTCGCCGTCGCGCGGAACCCCTCGTTCGCGCTGGATGTTGATCTCCTCGATGCAAAATTTCGGCCGTCCGCCATCCTCGATACCTTACTGCCGTCACGAGCTGACGACTGGAAACCATTTCTGAAACGTCCGATCACCGGCCGCCTTGAGCCCGTGGATTTGTCCAACTTCTCGTTCCTCGATGATCCCGCTGCCGCAATGGAACACCTCAAGCAGATTGCTCAGGTAGAAGGCAGGGCTCGTAAAGCTCGGCTGAATTTCAAGGACCAGCATTGCGAGGACGCGGGCGCATATCTTGTCTTGGCGGAGGTGTGGCCGCAGCTCGCACGCGTGTTCGCCGGCGGTGAAATGAATGCATCCGTTCAGCAAGTGTTGAGCGCGACGGGCGTGAGCGAGCACAACAAAATGCTGACGCCAGCGACCGAACGAGCGAAGGCTGCTGGTGGTAGCCCTCATCCAAACGTGTGGGCTTACCCGTTGCAGCGGCGACGCCCAGCGAACAGTTCGCAGTCGCCCACCCAGCATCTCGATTCGCAAGCGCGTGAGAAGGCGGCGGATCGCTTTCCAAGCTGGATGGACGAATGCCTTGCCCGTTCTGCCGACCTGGAGCTGACGACGAACGGCAAAGCGCAGCTGGCGTTGATCATGGGCGAGGCGCTTTGCAATGCCGAGCGCCATAGCCAGCCAGGATCATCGGATGGAGAATGGTCGATCACCGCCTTTATGGAGCGGGTGAATGACGATGATGCCGCCCCGACCTACAAGTGCATGATCGCGTTTCTCAGCGTTGGGCAATCGATCAGCGAGAGCCTGGAGACCGCGGCGTCGGATGTCCGAGACCACTTGAACGCTTACCTCGCAAAGCACTGGCAGTGCGGCAGGTCGCCCGAAACGCTTGCCACCGTTTTCGCGCTGCAGGATACGATCACCTGTGATCCCGCCGCTCGTGCACAACGGTCGGGAGGAACGGGCTTGCAAGATATTTTGGACTTCGTGACAGTGATCGGGGGCACGAGCGATCCCGCGACCGGCCCGAAGGTTACCATCGTTTCGGGCAGGTCGTGTCTTCGCTTACAACATCCCTATATCAGCGGTAGCAGGTCAGAAGGGGACCCGACCAAACCCCGCCTGTTGTGGTTCAACGCTGAGAATGTAATGGATGCGCCGCCGGATCCGGAGTATGTTTTCGATCTGCCAGAACGATTGGCCGGCACCCTCGTTTCGATTGCGTTCACGATCGATCAGGCCTTTTTGGCCCGGCAGCTTGAGGTAGAGAATGATGGCAGCGATTGATCTTGAAGAGCTGACGCAAGGCAAGGTCCACAACCTCAGCGGTCGTTTGCGTGGCCTGGCTGCGCGAGAGAAGTTTCACCTCGACGAGATCGACGAGAGCAGCGAACCCGTAGAGGTGCGCTTCCCGGATTACGTTTACGCAGTCACGCCCTCCTTCATCCAGGGCCTGTTTGCCAAGTCGGTCGAGCGCCGCGGCGGCAGCGCGAATGCGTTCCGGAGCTCATATAGCTTCATCGCCCCCGCGGTGGTTTTAGAGCAGGTCGAGCGCGGACTGACCGCCATTCTCACTAGCCGTGACGTCAGCGATATCCGCTAGACGATGCCGGTCCCTTCATCGTCGGGATTCGGATTGAAAGAGGCTGTCCCGTGGCTGCTCAGCGCTGGCAGCCTCATGTGGAACTACATCAATTTTAAGGCCACCCAGAAGCTGAAGGCGCGGGATCGGGATTGGGACGAGTGGAAGATGGAGCGCAACGCCATCGTCCAAGCGTTGCGGTCATTCGAAGATGCTCTGGATTTGTTGCAGGCCCTTCAGAGCGGGCGTCATGGGCTCGAGGAATTGAATGCCGAGATCGAAAAGATCAATCTGACGATCGTAACCACCCACGGCAAGCTGACACGGGAAATCGAGCGTGCGCAGGAGATGAAAGCTCCGCTCGGAGCCGCCTACGGTATGGAGGTCGAAGGCGAGACAGCTTGGGACAGGCTGAACACACACCTCGCCGAAGCGGCCGCTCTTGATGACGCATCACAGGTGCGTGCGCGGCTCGCCAGCGTCCGCGCGTGTGGGCAGGAAATTCGGCGGTCTGTGGAGGCGGCTTGCAGGGACCGGCCCCGAACATAGCGGCGTGGGTCTGATGCCTAATTCACCCCACCCGCCGGCCGCATGAGTTGATCGTAAGCCCGCGCAATCGCCTTCCACGTGTCGATGCCGCCCTGGTCATCCTCAAGCGCGAACCTGCCCAGCATTGCCGCAATATGGATCGGACCGCCAGCGCCGTGATCTTGCTCGATCTTCAGAGCGCAGAGCATTGCCCATTGCTCCGCCGTTTTCGGCGTCACGACATCGTCGTCATCGTCCGCCGGCGTCGAAGTCATGGCCGCGGTGTCCAGCCCTGCTTGCCCATCGGATCGTCATACCAGCCACGGATCGTCGCTCCGCTTCCATGGCCGGTGAAGACGACACCGCAGTACGTGCAGCGCCGAGCGCTTGCCGCCCAGTCCTCACCAATCGCATCCGCTTGAGCCGAAGCAAGGTCAGTGGTTCGATCGCCGCCTGCCCGACAGTCTGAGGCTGGGCACCCCGCCATCAACTCTGCCCCGCTGCGGGATCGAAGGTCGTCACAGAAGATGGCTCACCGGCGAGTATCGGGACATTCCATCGCTTGCTCTTGTTGTCGTGCATGATGAGCCAAGGCACGCCTGGATAGATCGCCAGCACTGTATCATCGGTGGATCGTGGCACCTCAATGTAGGTCCGATCGCGACCCCGCTTCTTCTCGATCGTCTCTACGCCGCGGAGCTTTTCGCCAACGGTTGCGGTCCACTCGACGCCATCGTGTCGCCAGACGATCGAGTAAATGCGAGCGCCAAGTGCCGGGGCGGCGGCGCCCGCGAACTTCGCCATATCTGCGAATGCAGCCTCGGGGTCATTATCGCCGATCATCGGCACGAAGAATTGCGGCATGAGCTTGGCCCTCATCGATCGGCGCAGCATACGCTCACAGGTATGGACGCACCAGTGCATCGACGCGCCCGGCGTCAGGGCGGCCCCCGGGCGCGGGATACGCGAAGAGACCGCCAATTCGGCTGGTAGGTGCCCACCCCCTTGCCGACCATGCCGAAGCACAACGACCCCCGTTCGTACGGCCCACCGCCCCAGCCGCCCGGGAGAAGGAACCGCCACAGGTTGTCGCCCTTCGGCCATCGATAAAGGCGCACGATTTCACGGCTGGTTTTCAGGCGGCTCCAAGGCTGCGCTCGCCCTTTGGCATCTTCCATTTCGCGTCTCAGCCAATCTTCATACGGCATGCCAGCCGGCGTGTATTGGTGCTCGACGACGTAGAACGCGCCTTCCTCGATAAAGTCCTCTCGGCATATGGAATCAGTCTCGTAAACGACAACCGCGCCGCGCAAGGCAACGATGTCATGGTGGTATTCGGGGATGCGGTCAAAGACGCGCATATCCGGCAAGATGAAGGGCTCCGGTGCCGCGGGTAGGACGGCCGAGCGGGCCAAGGCAGTGCTAGTCATGGTCCAAGCCCTCCGCTTCGAGGATGATGCAGGAGTTGCCCTCGCACTTCTTGCCGCGCTTGCAGATATAGGCGGCCAGGGCCTCGCTAGAATTAGGCCGGTGAAGGGTCGCCGTGTATCGATGCATCAGCCGGCGGAGGGGGTAGCGCTCTATTCTCTCCTGCTGTGCCGTGTCACGGGTATACGGCAGCCAAGGCTCGCCAAGGGAGCCGTCCGGCTTGAGCCAGAGACGCCCACCGTGCTTAAGGAAGGCGTCCGCCAATTCGACGATCGATGCGAACGGCTGGTTGTCCATGAAGCGCCCGAACAGGTTCAAGGCGTCAATGACCTGCTGTCGGCGGAACTTGCCGCGCTTGAGTTGGTCCGTCAGCGCCTTGTAGCGGGGTTGGCGCAGAGCCTCCTGACCGTCCGCAGGCATACCGATCTGGAGCTTGTCCGTGCCGTCACGGTCGCGAATGACCATCACGTCCATACCGGACGCCGTGCAGGCGTCGAGAAAGTCCTCCCAATAGCCATTCCGCAGGGGTGCCAGCCGGGCGATGACATCAGCGATGGGCTCGGCCTTCGTCAGATCGGGGCCGACCATATCGGTAGCAACACGGGTGGTAGCATCGATCGTCTCAGGGGACGGCTTAATGCGGCTATCGGCGCCAAGAAGGGTCGATGCTTCACCAATCAGCTGCTGGATGCGGTCCCCGTTGGGGGCACCACCGTGAGCAAAAGCCGCCTCGAACTTGCGAACGAAGTCACGATCGGTGGCAGGGGTATAGTCGTGCAGATCCTCGAACGCCTCCATGTAAGCGCCCTCCTCGAACTGGTTTGCGTTGAAAGCGTGGAACGCGGTCCAATAGCGATCGATGGAATCCGGCTGGCGGCTCGAAGGCGGCGCGATCCCTGCCAAGCGGCGAAGATCGACAAGAACCGCTGCGAGTTCACCATCCTCATCCATAGTCTGACTGATCAGTTCCAACTTGTGAGCCGCGGCAGCAAGATCAGGAACGGGGCATGCCAGCAACGCGCGCCAGGCTTCTCCGTTGATTTTGCTCGCAGCCGCAACCTTCGCGTCGGCAGCACTAAGGCCGCATTCGTCGCGACACAAAGCGTCCGCGGCTTTCCAGTCTTCCTGCTCCGTCTGGAGGTTGGCCAGCGCCTCATCCAGCGAGAAAACCTGGCCATCCTTTTGCAAAACTAAGCCGCCATTTGGCTGGGCCAGCCGGTGCTGATAATATGAATCGTAGACATCGTCCCTGGCGGCGATGGCCGCGACCCAAGCCTCTTCGGCGGCGATGTGGTGGGCCTTCGCATTTTCCCAGGCTGAGCCTTCATTCGCGAGTTGATGAAGGGCGGTCGCGGTGGTGACACCCGACGCACGGGCCCGGATCGCGGTCATCATGTTCATGTCGTCAGTCCTTTCGGTGGGATCGCCGGCAACTCCGGCAGCAGCAGGCGTGCGCGGGGCCTGGGCGGTTGGGGACGACGACGAGGGCGATTCCCCCACCTGCGCGCCGAGGTGATCCTTGATTGCGCCACGCTGATCGGTGGTGAGGCGCGACACCATCCGCCGAGCGTGGCCGAGCTCGTCGTCAGTGCGTTCGCCGGGCACGATCCAGAGGTGGAGGCCGCAATCGGTGAGCGCGAATGCACCGCCTACCGTCCCGAATTGGGTCAGCCAGGCGGATGGGTCGAAGACGTGCGTCGAGGACGCACTGATGCTAGTGCTGGACATAGTCGGTTCCTTGTTCACGCAAGGTTGCGATCAGAGCCGGCGCGAGGGTCCTAAGCCTTGCGCCGGCTCGCAATTACTGCCATCATCAATTAACCATGTCAAATGTTGATGGCAGAAAATCTAAGCGAGGGCGGCCCGCGGTGAATGCCATTGCGGTGCAAGTCCGCTTTCCCCCCGATCAGCTCGCAGTCCTCGACGAATGGACCTCTCAGCAGCCCGACGCGCCCAGCCGGCCTGAGGCGGTGCGACGGCTGGTAGCGCTGAGCCTGAAGCCCGAGAAATGAAGGCAGACCATTGGCCGCATTGTTGCCTGAGAAAGCGGTTTTCGATCTACGCCGCCTGGCGATTACTTGCCAAATGAAGGCTACGGGAGCTTAAAGCGCGCCCTGAGAAAGTGGATTGCAGCTCATTCGGCTGCGGCAGATTTGCCAATCGCCGCGGAGAGCCTCCGGGAAGCAATCGATCTTAGCCTCTCGTCAAAATTGACGAGGCGTGAGCCGTATCCAAGCACGATCCTCCACCTCTACGACCAGCCGGTGCAATCAGCCCGCGGATATTTATCCCGCCTCCCTCTCTGGAAACGGCAGGATGTCCGCGCCTTTACGGAGCTGATCGAGATAATCCGACCACCACTGCGCCATCTCGACGCGCTCTTTCCAATGCGCACCGCGGTGATAGGCCGCGCGCACTTTGTCGGCATCGCCATGGGCAAGAGCGCGCTCGATCGCGTCGGGGTGCCATTTGCCGCTTTCGTTGAGCAGCGTGGAGGCCATCGCCCGGAACCCGTGCGCGGTCATTTCATCGCTCGAGTAACCCAGCCGGCGCAGGCCAGCGTTGATCGTGTTCTCGCTCATCGGCCGGGCACGGGTGCGGATCGAGGGGAACACGTAGCCGGCCGGGCCCGTCGAAGCGTGGACCTCCCGAAACAGTTCCACGGCCTGACGAGACAGCGGCACGACGTGCGCCTTGCGCATCTTCATCTTCTCAGCCGGGATCGTCCACACGGCGGCTTCGAAATCAATCTCCGGCCATTGGGCATGGCGAAGCTCGCCTGGCCGGACGAAAACATGAGGCGCGATCTGCATGGCAAGCTTCGCCGTACCCATGCCGGCATAACCGTCGATCGCTCGAAGCAACTCGCCAACGCGGCTGGCATCGGTGATGGCGCCGTGATGGACAACCTTGGGAGCCGTCAGCGCACCGCGAAGGTCGCGCGTGGGGTCGGACCGCAGCCGGGCCGTCGCAACGGCATAACGGAATACCATGCTGGCCAGTTGGAGGGTGCGGCGTGCGCTCTCGAGGTTGCCTTTGCGCTCAATCCGGCGAACGGCATCGAGCAGATCGGCTGGCTCGATGTCGGTGATGGCCATCTTGCCGACCGAACTCTTGAGCAGGCCGAGCAGATACTCGCTGCGGGTAGCAGTAGCCGGCGCCCAGCCTTTCTCACCGTCCCGCTTCCGTTTGGCGCAGTATTCGGCAGCAATGGCATTAAAGGTGTTGGCCGAATCCACCCGCGACCGCGCCTTGTCCCGCTGCTTTTCCAGAGACGGATCCTTGCCAGCCGCAATGAGGCATCGAGCATCATCGCGACGCTTGCGAGCCTCGCTCAGGCTAACCTCAGGATAGGTCCCGATCCCGAGCTTCTTCTCACGACCATCGATCCGGTACTTGAGGCGCCAGAGCCGACCGCCGCTCGGCTGGACCAAGAGGAATAGGCCGAGGGTGTCGCCGAGCTTGTACGGCTTCTCTCGCGGCTTCGCGTTGCGAATCGTGGTGTCCGTCAGGGCCATCGCGCCAGCGCTTCTCCACTCCGTGGCCCCCGCCTGGGGGCCAACCACAAAGGGCCATTCACTCTTGGTCCCCAT